GGTCCCTTCTTTGCTCCATAAAATCCACCAAGACCTGATAACAATGCGTCTTTTGTGCTACCGCCTGCAAGTTTTGTGGCTCCTGCTGATAAAGCTGCCGATGCTACTGGTCCCACGCCCGGTATCATGCTTACAGCAACTGGTGCTACTTGCTTAACAACTTTTTTAGCCTTCTTCCAAAGCTTTGACAAAAAGCCAAACTCTTGTAAACCAGTCTCAGGATTTATTGATGCTATGCCGCCTAACTGACCTGTTGTGTCTACAACTCTTGTTCTTGGGTCTATACCCATTTGAGTCATAGTTTGCTCAAGCATGTCAGATGCTTGTGGATTTGCCTCTAGTACAGGAGCAGGTATTACAACCTCTCCTTCTGTCAAGTGACCGATTGTTGTGTCTCCATCTCTACCCATCATAGACATTATGCCCGTTGCATCAACATCAGACATTCCACCTTTGGGTGCTAGGTTATTTACTTCCATTAAGAATGAATCTATATCCATTCCTCTACCCATTTCATTAATAATTTGTTGTTGTGCTTGACGAGAGATTTCTGAGTCGGATGGGTTGCTCAATATAACATTGACTTGCTCACCAAAACCAAGATCAACCAATGGTTGCATTGGGTTGGAAGGCATAGCATTCATTGCTATTTCTTTGTCTGTGTCAGACATTAGTCTTCCTGATGATCTTAGGTTTTGTTTAATGTCTCTTAAAGTTGTAAGCAATGTAATTGGGTCGTTTGCTTGTGACAACATATCCTGCTCTTTATTTGTCAAAACTCCTGCCAAAGATTGAATTTCTTTAAAAGCTTGCTCTAGTCTTTTTTGATCAAGCGTGCTGACACTGGGAGCAAGAGAGTTTGTGGGCATAGCACTTCTAAAAATTTCCATTTCTCTGTTTGAGATAGGACCTTTTGTTTTATTAACCATGTCCATAACCATTTCAGTCTCTACAGGTCTAATATCTTGTGTGAGGTTTTGTATTCTTTCTTCTAATGTTGCCATATTAACTCGTTGTAACTGTTACGGAGCCTACTGCCCCTGTTCCACTCACGCCACTCAAATATGTTTGGTGACTATATAAATCACGAAAAGCATTCCCGTCATACGCTTGGTGAATCTCTAGTGTCGTATTAAACACTATATCACCCGCTATAAAGTTCAGTTCACCTAATTCGGATTGGTTGAACTGCGGGGTTCGATTTGGGTCGAACTGTCCTAAGTTTAACTCAAGTATCCTGACTAATCTATTAAAAACATCAGGTGTTACTTCGTCTAAAGCCTGCGGTAACCTTGTCGGTAATAGCTTTGCCATTATCTTCTACCATCAGGCTGTATATACATTCTAGTATATCCTAGTCTCCATTGCACTCCTAGTCTGTTTGCTGTGTCTGCGTCATCATCACTTTGCAGTCTTAACACAGCCTGTCTTGCTCTAGTGCGTACATTTAATTCGTTGGTGTTGTTTGAAACATCCTTAGTCACCTTGGTTGATAGACTTTGTGCAGGAAAGTTTCTTGTTTTAATTTGCATGTTTATTTGTGGTACGCCACTGGCTGTATTAGTGCCATAAAACTTAATATCAGGAATAATTTTGCTAATAAAGGCAAAGTCGTTGCCTTCTTGCAAATCAAAATCAGAGCTTTCAATAAAAACATTATCCATTGGAGACCCATCGTTATCTTCGCCTGTTTCTTGGTTATATAAATAATTGTCATTGGTAGCCACTGGTGCAATAAACACATCTTCATCAAGCCAAGCGGTTCTTACAAGCTCACCTATGCTCCATGTATTTTCTAAATAGTTATATATAACGTAGCGTGATATTTCACCAGTGTTATCTTGAGTTGATGGATAGAACCACCACACTTCATTGTATTGTTTATTAACCAAAGCAAATGTTTTAAACAACTGTGATAAGTCTAAGTTTTCTTGCACATAACTTAAGACAGTGCATTCTAGTCTTTGTACACTACCGTTGTAACGATAGAAACCATCTTCAGCCATCCAATAAACACCATTCGGTGCATTGATACAAGCATTAGGTGCGATCATACCCACACCTTGATTGATTAAGTTGACTGCAAAAGTTAAAGGTGGTCCAACAAATTGTATTGAATATAAAGCTGAGTCAGTCCACACAAGGGTTTCTTGTCTTGATCTTATGCCACCAATAATTTCACTACCAACAGAAAGTCTTACCGAGCCTGCTGTATTGGTTGTTTTTGGCTCCCACTCAGTAATGCTTTCTTGATCCGAGAAAGCCACAAGCATAGGATCAATGGCTCCCGTTCTAGCCGTTCCTGCGTCATTAAGAGGATCGGCACCTAAAACAAATACATGCCTGTCTGTTTCAGAAACAATGGATTGTAATCCAACGGTGGGAGATAGATTGGCTCCTGATAAAGATGTTATATTAACTGCTCTTGCGGATGTTCCTCCTGAAGAATCCCAGTAAAAAATACCTCCGCCTCTTGGATGCAATATTAGGTCTTCGCCAAAATTATCAGATGACCACAATCTAAGTTGATTGGTGAAGGTTAAAGAACTTGCAGAGCCATAAGCGGTTGAACCCCAAGCGTTTATGCCCCAACCCGTTGACGATACAAAATTATCAAGCCCAGTATTAAGTTGGTAAGCACCTACTACGCTACCACCTCCATTACCACTATCACTTGCATTTGCAGTTACAGTGCTACCGCTAGTGTCCTTGGCTTCTATCGTATAGGAGTTAGCATTAACAATGGTTGCAATTTGATATTCTTGATTAAGTACAGTAGCTGTAATATTGCCACCTAAACTGCTAGCACCTGAAAAAGTCACAAAATCATTTTGTACAGCACCGTGTGCTGTATCTGCAACGGTAATTGTTGCATCACCATTGCTTGCAGAAAAAGTAACATCTCCTGCGTTTGTGGTTAGTCTTATTGGGGTGATGTCATAGAAGTTGTTACCTTCTTGTACATAAGATTTTAAATGCGTGCCAAGAAATAAATATTTTGTTCCTGCTAAAGAAATCCAAGCAAATAAATTTCTACAAGTTCCTAAAAATGAATTGCTAGTATTTTTTGCCCAACCACCTAATTTTTCAACAAAGCCTTTTCTAAACCTAATTAAAGACGCATTGAACCATCCGCCTGCGTTAGTGTAATCGGTTCCCTCTCTATTAATTCCTGCTTTAAACTGAAACTTTGCGTATGGCATGTTTCATTGCTATTAAGCGATTCGGATAATAGCTGTTGATGCCGCCGCCGCAGGAAATACAATTGTAAAGTCACCTGCTGTTGAAGTTTTGTCGCCACCAAAATCAATTGTGGCTACCGATCTGTCAGCATTGGTGTCGTTATAAATCATACAACCCCTTGCAGTGATAGTAGCTGTACCAAAAGTTAAATCAGCAAAGTCAGTAAAACCAGTAGTTCCTGAGCTTGTAGGATTAATGTTAGTTAAAGCTGACCCACCTGAAGTGTAATTTGTGCCACTGGCTTGACCAGTTGTAGTAAAAGCAGTTGTGGTAGCACCCAATGTTGCTGAACTTGTATACAAGGCTAGCTTAAATGAGTTTCCGCCTGACGCTAAAAAGTTGTGCTTACCTTCAAGTAACTCTTTTTTAAAGCTTGTTGTAAGTGTTGATGTAATTGCCATAATTATAGTTTCCTAATTAAATCAGCAGAATCTTTAAAACCTGCTTTTTCTAATTGATTGTTAATTGTAATCCTATCAGATTTTATGGCATTTTGCATATATAGTTCAATAACTTTTTCAATATTATCTTTGTACTCTTTTACTTGTTTTTGTATTTGCTCAGGAGCATCTTCACTTACATGAACAATTCTATCTACACATAGTTTAGCCCAAAAACTTACTGGATGTCCGCCCTCATTCGTGGTGTGTACCTCAATCGCACCAATGTTTCCTAAAGCCGTATCTTCAATCATTTACCACTCCTTTGGTTCAACTGGGCTAGTTTTATCATCATGTCTTCCAATAAGTTGTGGTTCTATTGGTGATTGATTAATCGCTAGCTCACTCATTTTTTTTACAATCATTTTATCGCCATCCATCAAGGGAACCAACGGGTCTTTTAATCTATGATAGCCATAAAGTTTTTCTCTTGTTTCAATACATGTATCTAGCAATGTTGATGATCCTGCTACACCCACTTGCATTCCTGCATGCATGCATTTAGACAGCCAAAACTCTACACAGGCTCTGCCCGATTCCGCAAAATGTAAATTGCCTTTATAAGTAAAGTCCACTCCATATATTTTCAAAGTACCCACCCTGTTCCATAAAGCAAATGCTATTGCATAGGCAACAGTATTATTTAAGTAACAACAATTAAGATCGGCAACGATTTCATCTATTGGATAAAGAACCAAATTTTTTGCTCTTTCATCAAGCTCACAGGTATAAATGGGTTTATCGCCTGTGGTCAGCATTCTTTTCATGCCACTGGTTTGACCGCCTGCATCATCAGTATCTAAAAACCTACACGGTGGGTCCATCATAAAAGTTCGATCATGAAATATAACAGAGCCTACAGCATTAATTCCCCACACCTCGTCAAAGTTATCACCGTGTGATTTAGCCAAGTTATAATCAAACCAACTGCGACCCAAGCCAACAATGGCTACGGTCTTGCCTTCAAGTTTTTTTATTCTCTTCATTTTTCTCCTCTCAAAAAGAAAATTAAGTTACATTAATTCTAAGCGAATCATACCTCATTTCATCTCTTGTATCTCTGCCCTCGCCCAAGTTCTTCAGCCTACCTAAAGCCTCTTTGAATTTAGAATCTAATATGCCAATCTCTGCTTGTGGCAGTTTTAAAAATATTGCACCTTCAACCAAACATGCATATAGAAGAGTATCAGGAGCCTCTGTGGATAAATAAGTTGTAGCACTAACACCATTGTATTCTACAGTACCATCGGTTATTGATTTTGGTCTTGCTAAATAGTGAAGCTCTACATCATAGGCTTGATCAGGAACTGGTGACACCTCAAAGCTTGATTGATCAAATATTGAATAATACTTTGGCTTTCCTCTTGCTGATGTGCTTGATGAATATTCTTTAATAAAAGAATTATGCTTAAAGTCGCAGTAAGTATAGCTACCACTATCTATAACCGCCAACGAAAAACTGCCTAGCCAATCTGTAGGCGTGTTTAAAAACCTTTGATCTGCCGTCAAATTACCCGAAACATTTTTTCTTTGATCAGGTAGCTGTACTACTTTAAATATTCTTTCTTCGCCCTGTGTGATAAATGTATTAAGCTGATTTACAAAAGTAGTTTCGTCAGTCTCAAGATAATCTTGGATAGCTGTTTTTAATGTTGTTAATGTAAAGCTCATGATTAAACCGTGTTAATTTGACCGCCCATGCCTGAGTGATTGGTACAATAATAATACAATGTTGGAGCCGATGATGCCACTTCTATTTGTGTATATGCACCTGATGACCCTGCTGTACCATTGGTTGTAACTCCAGTGGTATATTCTGACCCACCACTGTGTGTACCATCTGATGTTGTAGAAAATCTTAATGGATGACTGCTGTTGCTACTTGCCGATTGATCAAATCTATATGTTTGTCCTTCGGTCAAATTAAGAGTAGTTGCTCTACTGCCATCAATATAAAAATAGTTTGAGCCAAGATAATTAGCCACAGTTACCGTGTATGTTGTGTACGAAGGTGAGGGTGTTGGCGATGGTGTTGGTGACGGAGTAGGACTCGGAGATGGAGTTGATCCAGTAGCACCCGTAATTGTAATGGTTCCGAGAGACGAACTTAAAGCGTTAGGAGTTGTAAGTGCTGTACCTATAATGCCCAAGTCCCAGTTTGTATAAACCGTAAAATTTCTAGGCACTACGCTTGTATCAACTCTTGGATTGTTTAAGGCTTCAGGATCAGCAAGATTTCTTTTTACATCAAGTTGTGGATGCTTTGGCTCATAACATTCAGGACAGGTTCTGTATCCATTCCATTCTTTTCTTAGTTCACGCAAGCCATACCTAAAACCACATCTATCACAGATACCATACGCATTCTTTTCCGATGCGAATGCCATTATGCGTAATCGTATGCCCTAGTATCAGGGGTTGCTCTAAACGATGCTCTATCTTCATCTTGACTCAAAGCTCTCTCAAACTCTTCTTCATAGAGTTGTTTTAACATGCCCGTTCTTTCAGGAGCTTTTTTTAAGGATAGATAGTAAGCCAATCCTGCACTTAGGCAAGGATAGAACCTAAAAGGCATTTGTAAGGTATCGGTTGATGCGTCTACATCATCCATACGCATAATTCTATTTACATAAAGAACATCTGTTGAGTTCTCAGGTGTGTTATAGAGATAAATGGTTGGTGTAATTTGTTTGTCTACAAAATATTGAGATGGTCTGCCTTGTGCAGTTTTATCAGGAACAGCGGCATATTCGCTTCTTGATATTTGATTCATTTGTAAATCACTTGGGGTGCCATTGGTTGTTCTTCTGATAAACGCATCTAATACATCTATGACAGCACTTGGATTTGTTGAGTCAAGGCTGTAAGAACTTGTCCCCTGTGTTAAAGCAATAGATGTTTGTGAAATAGTCCATTGATTCAAACCACGGTTAGCCCATTCAGCCAACAATAAATTTAAACTGCGTTTTGCGGTTTTTAAATCGTATGCTGTGCGTAGCTCAAGACCGCATCTTTCAAATGCTTCTTCTATGTATTCAGCTACATCTAGCTCAAAGTTTTTACTTCCTGAAGTTGCCACGCCTAATCCTCGTTGTATAAATTATCGAAAACTCGATTTACATCNAATGTATAGTCTAAATCAGATTTAGAGTAATGTATATGTGCAGANGGTTTAAAATCGGGTGCATCACTGCCNGTTTCAAACCAAGCAGGGTGNGTAACTCTTACCCTATTATTNGGCAACGCTACNATATTTCCAGTCCANTCACCTGCGTCTAATAACTCTAATACATGACTNCTTTTGTGTTGTGCAGGATCATCAGCTATTTCGCTTTCTGCATAATCTACAGTGAAATAATACTTTGCAGGAAACATCTTACCATCTATTTTTGCAAGCCAAGGACAGGGTGTTGCTCTATCTATAACATAAACAGAGTTATGATGTGATGAACAATCCCACGGTTGTGCATCATGTACTGCCATAGGTTCTGCCCATTCTTCAAATGGTGTGTCTGCAACCAAAGCGGTTATCGGCATTCTTGCCCACATAGCTCCACCGTGTGCTGTATCTTCAGGCTCACCGTCTGCTTCTATGCCAGTAAAGATTAAATGAAATCCTAAGCAACGATTTGGCATAGTAGTAACGCCTACAGCCATAGCGTGCAAAAACTCACCATGATATTGCTCATGGTTATGTGTGTACTCTCTTCTCACCCAACACTTAAAGTGTGGGATATTACTGTATAAATAAGACACTACTTACTTACTTTTCCGCCCTTCTTGTANCCTTTTGTGCTTATTTTTCCGCCTTTTTTGTAGCCTTTAGATTTCATCGCACCGCCTTTTTTCATGCCCTTTGATTTCATCATGCCACCTTTTTTCATGCCTTTG